ACTTGAAACGATTAAAAGATCAAGGTTTAATTAACTAACCAGGAGGCGCAAGCGAATGGCTAAACGGCCTACAGTAAATACGATTAGTTCTGGCTATGCTTCACAGAGTCAGTTAAATGAAAACTTTCAGAATATTCAGACTGCATTCGATAACACACTGTCGTTAGATGGTAGTTTACCTAATGCTATGCAAGCTGACCTAGACTTAAACGATAATGATCTTTTAAATGTACGTGCTATCTATGTAGATGGTGTTAATGTTCTTAATGTCTTAGACAATGTTACTGTCAGTACAGCAAGCCCTACAGGTGGCGAAGACGGTGACATCTGGTTTAAGGTTAGTTCTTAATTAAATAAAGCGAAAGCGAAAAAGGAAACGAATAATGGCTGCTCTTTCAGATTACGCAGAGAAATTACTACTAGACTTCTTGATGACGACAGGCACTGCTACTCGTCCGACTAACTGGTATGTAGCACTATACACTGCTGCGCCTAGTGACTCAGGCGGTGGTACAGAAGTATCTGCAGGTGCTTACACACGTCAGTCAGTTACATTCGATGCTGCATCATCACCTGGTGGTACAACAAGTAACTCTAACGAAGTAAGCTTCACTGCTTCAGGTGGAGACTACGGCACAGTTACTCACATGGGTATCTTCGATGCTGCAAGCTCAGGTAACCTACTATGGCATGGTGCGTTGACTGCATCTAAGACTGTAGCAGACGGTGACACACTGACATTCGCTGTAGGTAACATCGACTTAACTATGGCCTAATAGAATGGCAGGTGGTTTCCGAATATCAGAATCTGGTGATAGTAGGGTTTCTGAATTAGGAGACTCACGTATCACCGAAGAACTAAACTTTGCTTCTGTTAGTCTTAGTACTAGCGCAGGGTTCTACAGGATAGACGAAGCCTCTAATAGTCGTACAGACGAGGCAGGTAACAACCGTGTATCAGAAGACTTCGATGCTGTAGTATTCAGTACAAGTGCTGATCTTTACCTAGCTGCATCAGTAAGTCTATCTGGCGGTGGCGGTAACATTACTGCAGGTGTCGTAAGAGAGTTAGTATTTGCTGATCTTACAAGTACAGGTTCTATCAGTTCGAGTGCTACAGGCTCTTTCGTAACAGATAGTTCGTATAGTGCAAGTGGTTCCATTTCACCTGATGCTGATCTAACTGTAAGTGTATCTACATCACTATCAGGCGCAGGTACTTTCGCTAATGATGGGTACACGTTTGTACATGGTGGTTTGTTTACTGCTGCGCCTCAAGATGAATACACACGTATTACTGAAGCAGGTGACACACGTATTACCGAAGATAGTGATGTACGTATCGTAGCAGATGCTATACCACTTAACGCAGCTTCAGGTCAGATTACTGCAGCGTATACTTACATTGCATTTAGTTCTACTGCATATGTTAAGTGGAATGGTGAGTGGACAGAGTTCACACCTAAAGTTAAACAAGATGGAACATGGGACGATCCTTTAGCTATCTATAAGAAGATAGACGATTATAACTGGAAGAGGGCTTATTAACAATGGCTAATATTAAAATCTCTGATATGACCGCTGCGGCCTCCGCTTCTGGTACACAGGAATTAGAAGTAAACGATAGTGGTTCTACTAAGAAAGTAACTGGTGCTCAACTTGCTACGTTCATTCGTGGTGAGGTAACACTAGGTGACTTGAGTGTAACTGCCTCTGCTGCAGAGCTTAATTATAATGACATCACGACTCTAGGTACATCTGAGGCAAGTAAGACTGTTACTGCAGATGCTAACGGTGATGTTAACTTATCCGAAGAACTAAAAGCTAAGTCATATAATGAGACATACGCAGCCGTTACTTCCAGTGGTGCTGCCGTTACAGTGAACTGTGAGACAGGTAATAGCTTTAGCCATACGTTAACTGAGTCTACTACGTTCACCTTCAGCAACCCACCTGCCAGTGGTACTGCGTACAGCTTCAGCATTGAGATCATTCAGGATGCATCTGCGTCTGGGTTCACGGTCACTTGGCCCACGTCTGTTGACTGGCCTAGCGCAACTGCACCTACACTAACAGCTACTGCATCAGCGAAAGACGTGTTCGTATTTACTACTCGTGACGGTGGCACTAACTGGTATGGATTTACTGCAGGTCTGGCATTAGCATAAGGGTTTCATAACATGGCAACTAAAAAGAAACTCTTACAAGCTGCTGCGGGTGCCGCTGGTGGTGCTGGCCTGAACGTAGAAGAAGTGTTCAGCACTTATTTGTACAACGGCACTGCGACAAATGTATCTCACCAAATACAAAACGGTATTGACCTTGCTGGTGAAGGTGGTTTGGTTTGGATCAAAAAGCGTGATAGTAATATATCTAATACTAATCATCATTTAGTAGATACTGAACGAGGTGATTATTATTTAGCTTCTAACAGTACAAATGCACAAGCATCAGGAAGCGATATAAATACTTTTAATTCTGATGGATGGACTTTTGATGCTTCCACAGGTCTAGGAACAGATTATTTAGCGGCACAATCATACGCCTCTTGGACATTCCGCAAAGCCCCTAAGTTCTTTGATTGCGTTCAATATACTGGTAATGGGACTGCGGGTCGTACTGTAAGTCATAACCTTGGCAGTGTACCAGGGATGATGATTATAAAAAGAACTGATACTGGTGCGGCTTGGTATGTGTACCACAGAGAAATGTTGAATACCGACACTTTAAGATTGAATACAACTGCTGCTAAATCTACAAATCAAACTAACTTTTTAAACAGCACAGACCCTACTGACACAGAATTTACTTTAGGCAGCGAAGCTGATGTAAATGGGTCTGGAGGAACTTTTATTGCCTACCTATTCGCCCACAACGATGGTGACGGTGAGTTCGGCCCTGATGGTGATGCTGATATTATCAAGTGTGGTTCTTTTACGACTGATAGTGGTGGTAATGCTTCTGTTGACATTGGATTTGAACCACAATGGATAATTTATAAAAGGTCAGATGGGACATCTAATTGGGGTATGAATGATAATATGAGGGGGTGGGCTGATACCTATTGGAACCCCTTATATGCCGATGCAAGCAACGCAGAAAGTGGATTTGCCTCTACTAGAAGTTGGCCTACGGCAACTGGATTTGAGTTTGAAGGACAGTTATCAGCTTCAGCTAACTACATCTACATAGCCATTCGCCGTGGCCCTATGGCTGTGCCTGAAGATGCGACTGATGTGTTTGCTATGGACTTTCGCTTTAGCTCAGAGGCACAAGCGTTAAATCCAGAACACCAATATTATTCTGGCTTTCCTGTTGATATGCACTTGAACCTGCGAAGAAGCGGTGGCGGAGTGTATGCTTACTCCAGACTGCAGGGTGGAAGCAATTTCCTAAGAACGTCGACTACAGACGCAGAGGTCAGTTCTACGACAAATCAGTTTGGTTCGAACGAGGGTCTGTATCCGCTTGGTTTCACAAACACAGAAGACACTACGACGCTTGGACATATGTTCCGCCGTGCCCCCAACTTCTTTGATGTCGTTGCTTACACGGGGAACGGAACAGTAAATCATCAGATATCTCATAATTTACAAGCAGTTCCAGAACTTTTGCTTTTTAAACCTAGAGGATCAGGGTCTTGGATAGTTAAATCAAAGTTTGACGATGATGCGTCAGGTGTTTCAACACGGAATAATTACTTATTGCTCAACTATATAAACGCTTATTCAACGAGTGCTGATTATAGGCTGTCATCAAATGAAACAAGTTTTACTTTAAGCACTAATGGTGGATTTGATAATGGGTCTGATTGGAACACCAGTGGCTTAAACTACATAGCCTACCTATTCGCAAGCCTAGATGGTGTGTCTAAGGTGGGGACTTTTACCCATACAGATGGTACGCCCACAGATGTAGATTGCGGTTTTACGTCAGGTGCTAGATTTGTTATTTGGAAGAAAACAAGTAATATTGGTCAATGGGTAGTAGTGGACACTGAGCGTGGGATTGTTGCAGGTAATGACCCATATCTTGAATTAAACAGCACTAATGCTGAAAGTTCTGCATATGACATTATTGACCCGCTTTCATCAGGTTTTACTGTAGGTTCGGTCATGTCAAGTGGCACATACATCTTCTATGCAATAGCATAATCAAACTCATATGAAAGGATCAATCTAATGAGTGAATACAGAAACAGAACAACAGGTGTCGTAAAGACCCAAGGGCAGTGGCGCAATGAGTTCGCCAACATGTCCCTACCTCGTGTATGGAAAGCAGCAACCCTAGACGCACTAGACCTAGATGCTGTACTAGCTGCACCACAACCTACACCAGGTGAATACCAACGTGTAGTACGTGATGGTGTCGTACAGGATGCTAACGGCAACTGGGTGGAGAACTACGTTGCTCGTGACATGTTCCAAGACACCACAGAGGATGGCGTTACGACAACCAAGGCAGAGCATGAGGCGGCTTATCAGGCTGGCTTGGATGCTAGGGTTGCTGAAGGTCATCGTACTACACGTGATAAGCTACTAGCTGATACTGATTGGACACAGATGAACGACAGTCCACTGACGAATGAAGCTAAGACTGCATGGGCTACGTACCGTCAGGAACTACGTGACCTAACTGATTCAGACGCATGGCCTAACCTAGCAGACGAGGACTGGCCTGTAGAACCGTAAGGACATAACATGGCAAAGCAAGCGTCATTCGCTCAAGCAACAGACCAGATACGGCAAGCGGCAGAGAATGATCTAGAGTTCTTTATTCAGTTGATTGCCCCACAGCAGGTCTTAGGGGATTGCCATAAAGAGGTCATAGAATGGTGGACAAGAGAGGATGCACGTAACTATCAGCTTCTTCTCTTTCCACGTGACCACGGTAAGTCAAGGCTCATTGCTTACAGGGTAGCATGGGAACTAACTAAAGACCCTACACTACGTATCCTGTATATCTCTGCTACAGCAA